GTTTCGGGTCGCACACACATCAGGATCACGCCTTTGCGTATGCGGGTACCATACACTTCGTTGTGTGCCAAGGCATAGGCCACCAGTTGCAGTCGATAATCGTCGATCCATTCTGATCGCTTGGGCTTGTTGGTCTGTTTGTAGTCCAGGATGGCTTCTTCGCCGAGATGGATTCCGGCACCGTCGCTAGTTCCTGCGTACAATCCAGGAAAGTACAAGGGTATCTCTACACCCCAGAATTCTGACACATTGTGCAGGCCTTGATCGATCACGGTCTGGGCCATGACATGGCTGGCCCAGGCATAAGGATTGGTTCCAGCTGGCTTGATCTCTCCGGTTTTCACATAGTGTTCAAGATAACTGTGCATCCTAGTGCCACGATTGGCGGCTTCCGTGGTGATGGCCTGGGCACGTTCGACGCCCACACGTTTTTTCCACTCGTTCAAAGCCTTGCGGCTTTCCTCGGGCTTGGTCTTGTCCAGTATGGTGGTCACAGATGGCAATCGTCGACCATCGGGAGTGGCATACAATCGTCGGCCATCTTCCGTGACACGATTCATGGGTTGATAATCAAAACGGTTATTGATCAAACTCGGAATGATTCGCCGCAACCGCAGCGATCCTTTTCATTGTCATTGATGAACTCAAATCCTTCGTTGAGGCCTCGTCGTTGATAATCTATGGTCATGCCGTCTAGGTACACAAGATGCTCGGGTTTGACATAGATCCTAACACCTTTGTCGTCGTAGTGTGCCACACAATGCTGCTGGCCCTGCTCCTGATCCACATACTCCAAGGTGTAGGCCAACCCCGAACAGCCCGTGGTCCGTATGCCCACTTGGATGCCTAGTCCTCGACCGCGACGATGGATGGAGTGTTGTATTTTTTCCGCGGCAAGATCAGTCAGCGTGATCATGTTTTTTCTTGTAATCTTCTATGGCAGCCTTGATGGCATCCTCGGCCAGGATTGAACAGTGTATCTTCACCGGCGGCAATGCCAGTTCTTGGGCGATTTGAGTATTCTTTATAGTTGATGCTTCATTTAGTGTTTTTCCTTTGACCCACTCTGTGACCAACGAACTACTAGCGATCGCTGAACCACATCCATATGTTTTAAATTTCGCGTCAGTGATGATGCCATCGTCGCCGACCTTGATTTGTAATTTCATCACATCACCGCAGGCCGGTGCCCCTACCATGCCGGTGCCCACGTCTGTGTCCGATTTGTCGAATGACCCTACGTTGCGAGGATTTTCGTAATGATCAATGACCTGATCTGAATATGCCATGTCAGTTCTCCTGTGTTAGATATTGTACAACACTTTTTGAGCTAAGTCAAAGGCCTTTTTTGGCAGCCCGTTTGGCCATGCTGTCCACGGTAGCCCGGGCCTGATCCACAGTCATGGTGTCTGTAACGGCCTCTGCACCACGGAACACCACTGTGCCCGTGGTGTCATCGCCTTCAACATTGGCAATGAGATTGTTCAGTGGAGGTTGTTGTATCATGGTACGCAGTTGATCAGCAGTGAGGCTGATACCCATGCCATGTGCCAGATTTAGAAATGTCTGGATAGAGATGGTTTTCTTGGCATCAGTGTCTTCTGCACGGCCCAGCATGAACTGGGCCAAAGCCGCTAACTTGCCAGAATCAATTGAGGGTGTCTGTACTTCCGCGATACGCATTATCTGCGTTCACGACCCAGGCTGGCTGCGGGTGTTTCCGCTTCGGGTTCTTCTGCGGGTAGATTGGCATCTAGACTGAGATCCGCATCCACTTCGGCAGATTGGTCCGCGGCAGGCATGGTATCTGCAGGTATGGCTGCAGCGTCAGCACCAGGGACCACAGGAGCCTGTCCTGTGAGCACACCCTGTGCGGCTTCTACCTGTGCTTTGCCGGCTTGGATTGCTGCCAACAGCGTGGTCAGAGCGGCAGTGACATCGGCCTGGAACTGCGTGGCCTGTTCCACACCCATGTCGTTCTTGATAGCGTCTGTGAGTGCGGGAAGATCTTTGAACTGCATTTCCGATACATCTTCCAGCATGCCTTGTAGTTTGTCCACCATGTCCTGTGCGGCCATCACTACTTGAGCCTGCTGAACTTCGCTTTCTGCGACCATGCGTTTTTTCTTGGCAGATTCTTTCTTCATGGCAGCGATGGCAGCCATGGTCTTGGTTTCTTCAGGATTCAGGGTCTGGCCGTTCTGGGCCTTCTTCATCATGGCCTGGGTTTTGGGATCATTCATGTCTACAGCAATGGCCTGGGCATCCATCTCTGAGATCCGGTGGCTTAGGGCCTGCTCCAACATGATCAGGCGGAGATAGTCAGGATTGCGTTCAGAAAAATGGCGGCTCACAGAGGATTTGTGTTCACGCAATAGACCGCGTACCTTGGTCAGCATGTGTCGTGCCTGGCTCTCGCCCAGTCGGTCAAAACTCACACGGTTGCCCATGTGCGTGGCCAGTGTCTTAGCGACTTGATCGGTGGGACGGCGTGCGTCCAGTTCTTGCAGTTTCATTGTTGAATCCTCGTTGTTGCCAATATTTAGCCAGATTTACGCATTTGGTCAATCTCTCGTTTATATGTTCCAGCCGATATTTTCTCGTGGCCAACTTGGCGTCCACGTTTTCGCGTAGATCTACGTTGCGTATGCGTGCAGCCATCACAGTGCGAGTACGTAGGTCTGCCTGCAGCATGAGTTTGTGTGTTTCTAGTCGATGTATGTCGTTGCCAAGGGTGTGCTGACCAAATTTGTCAGCGATACACCAACTCAGAGCAGTTTGTGGGCTTGAAAATTCGCCTACAAAATTGCCATATTTGGTAACCACATACAGATCCTGCTGTGGTTGTATACTATAGTGTTTGAAAGCCAGCACACCAGCACCATCGGCTATGATGATGTTTTTTTCTAGCACACGCAGTTCAGGTTCCAGCACCTGCTGCAACCTGGCCAAAGCTTGTTGTCTTTTCATTTGATCACGTAGGTGGCCAGTAGATAACCAATCATGCCCACCAGCAGGGCTATGAATCCCAGACCCCAGGCCATGATCTGATCTGTGCGTTTGTCTGCCATGGACTGCACCATGTCATGTACTTCTCTGATCACGGTGTTGAGATCCTGGATTTTTCCTTCTACCATTTCCAGTTTGTTTTCCAGAAAGCGATAGCGTTCAGCACACAGTTCCACGTGGGCTTCCAGGCTCTTTTTTTCAATTTCCGTGGTATCTGCCATGGCCAATCCTTTTGATGTTTTATTTATTCAGAACAGGTAAATGTGATGTTGCGGTCCACAATCAATGCGTTGTCCACACCGGCATTTTCGGTCAGGCCCGTGATCATGGGCACACCCACACAGTCCTGTTTTAGGGCACCCATGACATCGCCGTCGGCGGCCAGGGCTCCGGGCTGTTCCACTGAAAATTCAAACTGCCACAGTCGCAGGCCCTGCTGTTCGATGATCACCGGATCTGTGATGTCTGTGGGCAAGGCTCGCAGGCTCAGCACTTGGTTGATGGTTTCCCAGTTGCGTTGCTGATTGCGGGCACGATTCCAAGCCTGATCTGTGTCGATCCTGATGCCCTGTGCGGTATCAAAAGGCACGCGATTCCTGTGGAAATTGTTGCGTACTCCGGTGGCCGTGATGTCAAACTGTGTACGGCACGTGATCCGCTGGGTCATATGTTCAGGGCCACCGAAGTCATGTCCATAGGATTGATCCTACAGTTGGCGGCTATCACGATGCGATCACGATCGCCGCGATACTGCACAGCTGAGTGTGGCACCCAACTAGGGAAAATCACCATCATGCCGGCTTCGGCAGCCATGTCTATGCTGGTGTTGGCAGTGACCCAGGCCGTGCCCGCATCCAGGTACATGCTGTTGTTGGGATTGTAGAATCTGTTCACACCATTCTTGGTCACAACATCAGTGTCGCCAATGTCTAGATAGTAGATAGCCGACCAGGACGAGTTGGGATGAACATGCATGTCATGATAACCTCCATCCTGAGTGATATGGCACCATGATTCGTGTATCTCCACAGACACGTTCATGCCCTTGGGCCAGTATCTGGCATTGGCAGCAGCGGCGGCTTGGAAGAAACAGTTTTTGACCCAATGGCTAAATGCTTCTACTGCAGGATCTTCAATGGTGACGAAATCAAATCCACTTTCATATAGACCTCGCTTGGCGTCAGGTGCCACGCCACTGG